TGGTACGTGGCGGGAACGATGTTCGGGACTCTGGACCCGGACGAGCGGCCGGCGGACCTCGGGCTGCACGATGTCGGCTTCAACTTCCGCACCAGCGTAACGCCGGCCCGCGAGTTCATCTGGTCTGACGATTCATGGATCGAGGTGACCGCGGCAAGGTTCGGCCCGCACGCCGACCGTCTGGCCGTGCCGGCGGACCTTACCGCGGACGGGACGCTGTGGGTCGAGACGGACCGCGGCAACGCAGTCTACCAGCTACAGAGCGGTCTCTGGTGGTATCTGGCGGGGACCATGTTCGGTACTCTGTCTCCGGACCAGCGTCCGGCCGATCTCGGAGTGCGTGACGCCGGTTTCGACTTCCGCACCAGCGTGCCGCCGCAGAGACACTTCATCTGGTCTCAGACCGCCTGGGAGGAAGTGACACCACCGCTGGCCGGCGACGTGCAGCGGGCTCTGTCGTCGGTCAACTTAATACTGACCACTACGCCGGCTCTGGTCCCGGGCACCCTCCTCACGCTGAACCGTGCGGGACGGTATCTGATCACCGGCAATGTCACGTTCATCATCGCGGGCGGTACAGATATTACCGGTCAGTCCATGTGGGCGAAGCTGATAGCCGCCGGCGTTGAACAGGCCGGTTATATTCTGGCGAGCGGTTTCGACAACTTCACCGCGGCAGGAGCCTCTCAGCAGTGGGTGTTTCAGGCGGCCGTGGCAGGGCTGCAGGTTTACCTCGCCGCCTATAAGGGGGGCGGAACCGGGAGCAGTCAGACTGAGGCCGGCGCCACATCAATCACGGCGCAATGGATCAGCGGCTGACCTCTGTTTCAGGAGTAGCTGACCGCTTTTTAAGGAGCAACTCAAACTATGTGGCCTCTCATTGCCGCGGCCGGCATACAAGCCGGTGTCGGATACTTCAAAGGGCGCTCCGCGCAGAAGGCCGCGCAGGCCGCGTCCAACATTCAGGCGGGGCAAGCCGGGGAGAACGCCGCACTCGCCCGAGATCTGCCCTACCGGCTCAACCCCTACCTCCAGCAGTCAGCGGAGCAGTGGGGCGGAAGTGTTCGGGACGTCCATGACCAGTCGGCGGACTTCGTGACGCAGACCGCGGGAGACGCCGCGGCGGGGGCCAGGGGGGCAGCGCAGCAGGGGATCAGTTACATGAACCCCTACATGCAGGCCGGCGGGCAGTCCACGCAGCAACTCCTCGACTCGGCCGGTCAACTGCTGACCGGGCCGCAGGAGCAGTTCCAGTTCTCGGAGGACGACCCGAGCTACCAGTGGAGACTTCAGCAGGGCTCGCAAGCCCTCGAGCGCTCCGCGGCCGCAAGGGGTGGCCTCGCGTCTGGCGCCACGCTCAAAGCTCTCACCGGCTACGGGCAGGGCATGGCGTCGACCGAGTACCAGGCAGCGTTTAACCGCTTCATGGATCAGCAGAAGTTCGGTCTGGACCGGACGAAGCTCGGCTACGATGCACTGAGCGGGATAGCGGGACGAGGTCTGACAGCGAGTCAGTCGGCGGGCGAGTTCGGGCTCACCGGAGAGAAGTACGCCGGCGACTGGATGACTCAGGGCGCACAACAGGCCGGCAACTTCCGGGGCAGGGGCGCCGAGTTCCAGGCGAACGCGATGATGGACTCGACCGACCAGCAGATCAGGAACATCTTCGCGGGCGAGCAGGCGGGCATGAACTACATGACCGACCGGGCGACCGCACTGTCCGGCGGACAGGTAGCCGCGGCGAACGCAAAGAACGCGACACTGTCGTCAATGGTGGACCCGTTCACCGATCTGCTCTACTCCTGGAAGCCGAAGTCGCAAGATACAGGCTGGGCCAATCAGGGCAGAGTTTCCGGCTTACCTCCGGAATATTCAATCCCCGGATCCCCGAGACGATAAGAGGTTCACATGCCATTCGATCCCTCGATCCCGTTCAAAGTCGACCTCCCGACATCACATCGCCCGATAGAGCGATACCTCACCCTGCGGGACATGATGGATCAGCGCAGGGTACGAGACGCTCAGATGCGCCGGCTGGAGATGCAGGAGCAGGAAGGACTCGAGGAGCAACAGGAGAGACAGGGCATCAGAGAGCTCTTTCGGACCAACCCCAGACCGACGCCGGCCGACATCTACCGTGTCGCTCCGACGAAAGGCGGACCCATCGTCAAGGGCATGTTCGACCAGTTGACGCAGGAGCGGCTCGCGGCCAAAGCGGCCGAGGAACTGACTGAAGCGAAGGCGAGGAACAAGAAGAACCAGCAGGTAATCCTCCGCAACCGGCAGTTCGCACTCCTGCAGGAACCGGACGATACAAGGCGGCAGAAGTTGTGGGGCGAGCTCGCGCCCGAACTGGTGGAGCTCGAGCTCTCCACGGCCGAGGAAGCCGCGGCGCCCGCTCCCGATCTGGCAACGCTCGAGAGAATGGCCGGCCAGTACTTCACCGCGACGGAGGGTCCGGAGAAGTATCAGGAGTATCAGACAAAGATCCTGACCGAACGGGACAGACGGAAACAAGCCAAGCTGGAACGTGAGCTCAAGCAGATCGCACTCGCCGGCCACTTCGCCCCCACGGTCAAAGACCCGGAGAGCTACGACAGGTGGCTATCGATCTTCGATGACGACAGCGACTTCAGGAAGGGTCTCGATCCGGTCTACTCCCCGGAGTCCATGAAGCAGGCGCAGGACGCCATGCTGACCGCCCAGCAGAGAGCTCAACTCGCGAAGCCCGCAACGGCCGCACCTCCCGCACTGTTCGAGCCCTGGTACGAAGGTTGGCTCGCCCGCAACGGGGCTGAAGACACACCCGAGAACCGCTCGCTCGGAGTCGAGGAGTACAATCGGCAGAACCGGCCGCAGTTCGCGCAACCGGGGGTGGACGTCCCGTTGCCGCCCTCCGTCGAGGCGCAGAGGGTCCGGATGGGGCAAGCCTCGGCTACGGCCGCGGCGGACAAGCCTCTCTCGGCGGACGCCGCGAAAGTGAAAGCGATTGCGGAGACGATGGTCCCCGAAGCACGTCAACTGCAGGCAGCGATCAGAGCCGGCGGGCGGTCTGCAATTCTCGGCATCCTGACGGGGACGGACGTGAAGCTATCGCGCCTCGCTGATCAGGTGGCGGACAAAGTCGGCCGCATGAGATCGGGCGGCGCCGTGAACAAGCCGGAAGAGCAACGCTTCATGGGTCAGATCGCCCGGTACGCTGACCTGGCGGCGGGTACGACAGCGGCCGAGGAAGCCATCGAAGCCTACATCAACGAGGCAAATCAGGTAGTGGGCGGCATGACCCGCGGTGGCGGACGACCGCCGGCCGCGCCTGGCCAGCCCGCACCCGTTGTACGGTGGGGCAAAGACGCGCAGGGCAATCCCGTGAGGCTCCCATGAATCCGGCATCACTCAAACCCGATGCGATGAAGCGCATCGAATACGAAGGCACGGTACACGAGTTCCCGGCCGAGTTCACCGAGCAGGACATAGCGAAAGCCCTGCGGGCGCACAAGGCTCAGGAGCCCGGCATCCTCGCGAACGTCGGCAAGTTCGCCGGCGCGGTCTGGGACAAGGTGAACCCGGTGGAGGGTGTCAGAGGACTATACCAGGCAGCGACGTCACCGCTCGAGACCGGGTCAGCGATACTGCAGGCCCACAAGAACCTCGGCTCGCGAGCAGTCGATGACTACCAGCGGGGGGACTACGTCAATGCCGCGATCCGCGGGCTGGGGTCACTGGTCCCGCTGGTCGGGCCCGACGTCGTCCAGTCGTACGAGGATCTCGAGGCGGGCAACCAGGCCGAAGCTCTGGGCGGGCTCGCTGGCACACTGCTGGGGATGACGACTCTTCCGAACCGGGCGCAGAGGCTGGGCTCCCGGTGGGTAGGCGTCCCGGGGATGGACGCACTCCCGCCGGCGCAACGGGCAGGAGTCGACTTCCTGAGACAACGGGGCGTCCAGATGCCCGCCGCGGTACTGGGAGGTGGGAAACTGCCCGCGGCCGCTCAGGCACTGGGTGGTGTCTCGCCGGCCGGCGCGTACCTCGCGCCGAAGATGGAGCGGGCGACGGAAGCCGGACTCAGCAGAGTCGCGAAGGACTTGGGGAAGGAAACGCACCCGACGTCCCTGACTCCGATAGCGGCCGGCGAGTCAGCAATGGGCGCACTGTCGAAGAAGGCGGGCCAGCAGGAGAAGATAGCCGCGAGGCACTACGAGATTTTCAACGCGGCCGCGCAGGATCCTCGATACACCCGGACAGTCACCCAGCGAGTCGATGCGAAGGGCAACCCGATTGAGGCGGACGTCTCGATCCCGGTCGACACCCAGCCGTTCAGGGCCGCGGCGAAAGATCTCTATGACCACATGCAGGCACTGACGAGCTCGGCGGCGAGGCACTCGAGCAACGCCTACGCCGCACTGTCGGGACTGATGAGCCAGGAGCGCTACATCCCGGCCGCGGCCGCGGAGGAGATCCTCTCCGTTCTGAAGGCGGACGCGAGAACCGCCACGGGCCGGGACGCCGGCAGACTGAAGTTCCTGATATCGAAGTTCCAGCCGGTGGTCGACAACGCCTTGCTGAACGCTGACCCGTCACTGCTCAGGGCAGTCCAGAAGGGACGCCAGTGGACCGCGAAGCAGAAGGTGACCGAGCGTGTCCACCAGCAGTTGACAGGGGTGTCAAAGACGCCTGTCGAGGGGGCGCAGATACGCGAGCCCGAGCCGGTGAATGCATACCGCCGCATCACTCAGGAGGGCGACACCCGGGCGAAGCTCCTCGAGCGCATCGGGAAGCTGGCGCCGAAGGAGCTCCCGAAGGTGGGGAGAGCCTATGTCGAAGACATCCTGCAGACGTGGCGCGACACCGGCGAGTCGTTGCCGACGCAAGGCGTAGCGACGAAAATGTGGAACGACTGGCACAAGCTCGGCGACGAAGCGAAGAAGAAGCTCTTCCCGTTGCCGCACGTACGCGAGAACTGGGACCACTTCTTCGAAGGCGTTCGAAGGATCGCGGCGAACCCCAACCCGTCCGGAACGGCAACCACAACGATGAGCCTCGGACAGTTCGGAACCGCCGCGGGCCTGTACGCGGCCGGCAGTCCGGTATGGGCGACACTCAGTCTGATCGGTCCCTCGGCAGTAGCAGCACTAATGTACACTCCGAGAGGCGCCGCACTGATGAGGAAGGGATTCCGGATCCCGGCCGGCAACATTGCCGCGGCGACAGCCTGGTCAAATCAGGTGGGTAATATGGTGGAGCAGATGACCCGCAAGCACGCCGCGGCGGCAGCCGTCCGGTAAGGAATGCTTTCGCCTGTTGTTCGCCGAATAGTAATCACCCGTGATTACTATTCGGAGAAGAGGAGGCGAAAACAGAGACAACAGTTAGTTTTACCTGAATAGGTTCCTGACATACTTACTGACATACTGACAAGACTGTCAGTAGCCCCTCACCAGTTTTTCCAGCCTGTCGAGTCTCGCCGCTATAGGGTCAATCTTCGCGTCCAGGTACTTTCTGAAGTCGCGCACTACAGAGATTGCGAAGAGGCCCACCGCAGCTACGACAACGACACATACCTGCTCGTTCGTCACGCGGCTACCTCAACGATGCCTGCTTCACTGGTCGGCCGCGGAACCGGAAGCCCTGAATCCCGCAGTACCTCGAGGTGCAGTTCAATGGCTTCCCGAATCATCGCCTCGCATTCGGCGCGAGTCTCGCCGACGCTCACACATCCGGAAAGATCCGGCACATAAGCGGACCATGTGTCCCTGCCTTCTTCGTTGGGGCCATGTTCGTAGATCACGGCGTATTTCATTGCAGACCTGCTTTCTTCAGAATGTCGCGCAGCGTTCCGGGTTTCAGATCGCCGGGATGATCGGGGACTGTGATGACAGAGGGATTGTCAGGATGCCGGAAGGACTTGTGGCTTCCCTTCTGACGCACCAGAACCCATCCGTTCGATTCCAGCAGCCTGATAACGTCGCGTACTCTCACTTCACCTTTCCCGCCGGCTTCCGCGCCGGCACATCCCACCTCGGCTGCTTACAGGCCGGGCAGGCTTTCGGCCGGCCAGCGATCCGCGACATCCACTCGTGACCGCAGCGCTTGCAGCGCTTCGATTTACTCGCAGTGACCAGCACATCCCACCTCGGCTGTTTGCAGTTCGGACAGGTTTTCGGCCGGCCAGCGATCCGCGACATCCACGCGTATCCGCAGCGCTTGCACGTCTTCGATCTCCCCATAATGAATAATCATACATCCACGCGCCGCTGTACCCTTCTTTTCTACGCGTCATAATGTTATGATTACATATTATGACTGATCAGACAATCTGTGTGAAGTGCCGCAAGCGCATAGCCCTGCCCAGAGGCACGCACTGCTTCATCTGCCGCAAGAACGGCGCCGCGGCGATGTACCGCAAGTGGAAGCAGGAAGCGATCCGGAAGGGGAAGGGCAAGTGAGCAGCCTTGATGTCAGTTTGTGCCGCGAGATCCTGCGACTCACCATCTCCGACGTGCGAGCGTTCAATCCGGCCGTCAGGCTGAAGGACGCATGGGTCTATAAACTGAGCGAGGACCACTGGGAGTTTCACTACGGAGACTACTACTGGCATGGGTCCGCGGACAACGCCTATGAGGCGCGGGCAGAGGGCTGGTCTGCATGGCTCGGTAGTCAGGGCGCCCCTGGGTACACACGGGACGGCACCGAATGACACGCGGCGAAGAAGACGCCCGCGTCCGCGAGCTCAAGCGGATCCTCGGCTCCTTCAGCGAGCCGCTGGAATTCCGGAAGAACTGGTCTCGCGTCGGTGTGTATTACGGCAAGGCTGACCGGCAGCGGCCGGCGTTCCGCGCATACGAGTCGCGGCGAGACTCCTACTCCAGAACCAAACGCGAGTACGATGCGCTCCGCGCCGAGTTGATTGCCCTGCAGGCCCGGGCTCGCAGGAGACACACCGCATGAAGCGGACTCCACTGAAGCGCTCCAGCAAGCCGCTGAAGCGCACACCACTGAAGAGGGTCACACCCCTGCGGCCGCGCAAGCCCGGGAAGAAGTCCGAGCCGGGATCGAGCGTGTACCTGCGGTGGATCCGCACGCTCCCGTGTCTTGTATGCGGAGGAGCTCAGGGACCGTCGGAAGCAGCGCACACCAAGACACACGGGTCTGCCGGCGCGGCCGCGAAGAGCTCGTATCTAAGCTGCATACCGCTCTGCACGCACGACCATGTGCTCGCGGGCGACAGCTACCACCGGATCAGCCCCGAGTCACGCTGGGCCGCGCATCACGAGCTCGACCTTGGGTTGATTGTGAGGGCTCTGAATGCCGGGTGGGAACTGCGAAGGAGGAAAGCCGCATGACCTGGCGCGAGAACATCCTCGAGTGGCTGACCGCGGCCGCGATCCTGCTGTTGTTACTGCTGTTCATCAGCCTGCTATGAAGGAGGTAAGCAGTATGAAACTAACGAAGGAGCAGTTAGGCGTACTCCAGCACGCGCTCGGCGTTGACCAGTACGGGCAGGGCGAGATGTACCGAAATCACTACGTCGGCGAAGACCGCGAGTGCTATGCGCTCGTGGAGATGGGCTATATGGTCGAGCGGCGGGCGTCAGAACTGACGGGTGGAGATCCATTGTTCCACGTCACAGAGTCTGGCAGGCAGGCTGTGCGTGAAACCAGTCCGAAGCCGCCGAAACTTACCAGATCGCAACTGCGCTACCGCGAGTATCTCGGCGCAGATTCCGGCCTGTCCTTCAGAGAGTGGCTTGCGTTGCAGAAGCACAAAGCACCGCTGTTGTGACACAATCGTCTCGTTTAGACATGGGCGTGTTGTGTGGCGGCAAATCCGGGGGGAGGAGCCGGCACATGAACACGGCCGTAGACGCCTTCTTCTGGAGCCCGCAGGAACCTCCGATCCTGCGGGCTTATTTGCTTGTGTGATACTTGGCCGCGAGGCCGCTACCTGCCCGGTTCCTGCCTGATTCCCTCCACACGCAGTCCTTTGCACTCCACCCAATAAACCCCGCCGGCCTCTTTGTTCGATGTGTGTCTGAGCGTAAACGGGAGAGTTGCGCCTAGTGGGCGACGTGTCGGCGCATATCTGCGCGGTCCCGCTCGGCCCGACGGTGCATGTGCCGGCGGATGACGAGCAGAGCGGCGATCACTAAAGCGCAGATGAGGAAGTACTCGGTCACTGGATACGTCCAGGGGGACCACTGCCGCAGGGGCAGGGCGAGACTCTGCCGGACAGGTAGTGGATAGTCAGCCCGCCGCATCGATGACAGCGGATGGATTCGACCTCGGGATCGTCAAAGGCTGAGTCGCAGGCAACAGGGACGCGGGGAGTGGAGTGATTGCGGAGGACAGCGAGATCCTGACGTGTGATCTTTCGGGCGACTGCAGTCCTCAGGAAGCGGCGGGGGTGTTTGATGGTGCTGTTGGAGCGGATAGGGTCGACGGTGGAGACGAAGCGGGCCACTTCAGCCGGGCTGATTGCCGGGTCTCTTTGTTCTTCCCGGCAGTGCTCGACCATATCGACTGCGTCTTTGGTGGTGAGGTCGATGGAGTGGTACTGCTGTACCGCAGCGATCAGAGGAGCCACATCCCCTATGGGTTCGGGTTCGGCAGGTTCGGTATAAAGCGTCGGTCCGTCTGTCGGTCGGGGCTCTTCAGGTTCCCTGTACTCTACGACTGACGGACTGACTGACTCTTCCTTTCTTTCCTCAGTATTTCTTTCCTTTCTGTCTTCCTTATATAGGGGGGGGCTCGCGCAGACCCCTTTGAGCAATCGCGTGACCTCCTTTTCCGCCTCGAAGTAATCACGCGCAGCTACTTCGAGCCGTTCGGCGAGCTCGGGCGAAAAGTAATCCCGCGCAGACGCATCCCCGGGACTGAACTTGATTCTCAGTCGTTTAGCGACGGGGATGAGGGACTCAGGCAACCAGTCCGGGAAGTATCTCTCCTCCTCGGCGGGCCGGTCCTCGGTCGCACTTGCGGACCGCGGGACAGCCCACGAGTAGATGTGGACATTCCCCCGGCTCAGGTTCTGTCCGGTCCCGCCAGCCGCGACTCTTGCGGCGAGACCTTCCGCCTCGAGTTCCGCGAGCGCCCGCCGGACGTTCTGCTTCGCCATACCGGTCTGTGCGGCAATGTCGGTCGGAGTGAGGGGCCGTTGCCGTCGATCCTCGAGGATCACCGCGAGCTCCTGCCGGAAACCCATAGTCGCCAGTTCGAGGCAGGCATAGACACGCCTGGCTTCTGTCGAGAGTTGGCTTTGCATCATTCGCTTGGTCCGAGCTTTGGGATTGAAGTAGTACTCTCCCGCGCCGATTGGCAGAGGACTGCCATCCGCCGCCATGATCACAAACGCTGAACCAGGGGAGCCGGGCCGGGAGGGGGACACACTGGCCGTTGCCACTAGTGTGCCGCCTTACTGATCAATCTGTATGAGGGGGAAGAAAAAGAGAAGGGCTGTTGAGTTGTGCCCCGCGACGAAGTAGAATGCATCAAGTAACACCTTTGTCTGGAAAAGGTTCAGTTACGACAGACCGCCCGTGAGCCTCGCTAAAGGCTCACGGGTATCGGACCAGGGATTCCGCTTTTACCCGCAAAAATCTTAAACTGGGCAAGTATACCCGGGAAGCCGCGTCGGGGGTCACCCCGCTTTGGCGGCTTATACCGGGAACTCGCCGTTCCAGTATATGCACCTCAGTCACTCATTTGCAAAATGGGGATTGTGTCCGAGATTGGGGACGCAGAGAGGAGTCGCCTTCTTGAACGGCGTTGAATTTGCGGGACAGAGCGGGGACGAGTGGTTTAGCGCCCAACTGTCTTTCATTGGTGAAGTTGCAGCACAGACCTGCAGCATCACCAATGCGCCCTGTCCCGCGACTCCCGGCTAACACTTACGTCCAACCGAGATTCTGCCAGAAACCGTTAAAACCTTCAACCGGGAAGTCCCCCCCCCCCGGAGCCACCGATCCCTCTGCCGGGCAGACGAACCGCTGGTTGCGGGGGAAGGATTTGAACCTTCGACCTTTGGGTTATGAGCCCAAGTTTGAGTTTTGTCAGGTCACCTGGCCCGCGCCCCGACAACAATCAAACCTATGATGCACACAGCCGAGACAGGAAACAAGCCTCTCCCTGTCCTGCAGTACTGTCACACCATTATGCACGCCCTCGTGCATGTCTTCACTCAATCTTCGCAGAGCAAGCTGTTTTCTGGCGTCATCGCCCGGTTCAGGGCTGAAGAGATGCCGGACAGGCACAGCACCCGGACAGCATACGAATCCATGTTGAGCAAGTGGATCGAGCCCCGGTGGGGGAACGTACCGACGGCCGACATCAGGACTGCGGACGTCGAGCTCTGGCTCCACGAGATGAACTGCGCGGCCAAAACACGGGGACACAGAAGAGCCCTGATGCACGCCCTGCTCAACGCCGCGATCCGGTGGGAACTGGTCGACCGCAATCCGGTCACGCTCGCCCGGGTGAGGGGAGGAACGAGACGGCGGCGGCGGCCGCTCCTGATCAGTCTGGCCGAACTGCGGAGTGTTCTCGGGCACCTGGAGACCCCGTTCCGCGAGATGGTCCTGCTCGCCGCACTGATGGGATTGCGGGCGTCGGAGGTTGTGGCGCTCAAATGGAGAGATTTCGATTTCTGCAGCAAAACACTGCAAATCGAACGCGGCTCCGTTTCGGGCCGCATCGCCGACACAAAGACCGAGAGCTCCGAGGATCTGCTGCCGCTGCATGAGGGGCTGATCGAGGAATTGTTCCGCTACCGGGCATCCGCTCCGCAGTCGGCAGAGGACTGGGTCTTTCCGAGCAACGTCACCGGTCGCCCTTATCACCAGGACTCCATCCGCAAGCGGCGCCTGATCCCGGCCGGTGAAGCTGCAGGACTGACGCGACCTTTGGGGTGGCACACCTTCCGTCATTCCTACCGCCGCTGGCTGGACGAAGCCGGCACACCGGTGGGAATCATCAAGGAGCTCATGCGACACGCTCATATCGCCACGACAATGGACGTGTACGGAGTCGGCACATTGACCGCTGCAAAACGGCAGGCACACAGTGCGGTGGCTCAAACAATCCTGAAGCAGTCAGCCGCATAAAAAGGCGATGACCTTGCAAGTTGTGGCAGCAGTGGGGTAAAGTCGATTTCAACAGCCCGCCGCCGCCCGCAGTTTATTCAGGGAAGGCGATTTAATGCCCTGCTCGCCTCGCAGGAGAAGTTCGTCTTCATCTGCGTAAACCCCGGACCGCTCCCAAAACATCTCCGGACAATGCATAAAGAAACTCGGCGCATCAGCGCCCGCACCCCCTTGCTCGACCACGCGGGTGAGACACTCGGCTGGTACGACGCCGTCTCTGTCAGGGAACTGATGAGCCGTCCCGGCGTCTACGTGATCGGGACACGCACTCGCGTGACTGGCCTCCGCTTTGCCGGTCCCGATCCCGCAGGCTTACTGCTTTCCGGCTCGCGCCACAGAAGTTCAACAGGCGAGCCGCACCGGAACGAAAACTACTACAACCCTCAGGGATGTTGGCATATAGACTTCATTCCACACCACTGGCGCGCGTTTTTCTCAATGGCTTATGCCCAAGACTCCTGACTGGGACGACGTGATGGAGCTCTGGAAGTACAACATGCCCCCGAGCACTCTGTACGTCTACCAGCCGGTGATCAAAGGGCTCCGCAACTTCGTCGGGCAGGTATCGATCGCCGAGGTCACCGAAACGCACGTCCAGCAATACCTCGAGTCCACATCGGCGAACCAGCTTCCCTCCACCCGCAAGCGCAAATTATCGACACTGAAGTCTCTCTTCAAGTACGCCTTCAGGGCCGGCGCGATCCCGCGGGACGTGGCGTGTCTGCTGAACTCGCCGAAGGTTCCGGACGACTTGGCGCAACGAATCCTGACTCGCGATCTGGTACTGAAACTGATCAATGCGGCCGACAACCAGCGGGACAGGGTGCTGATGACCGTGCTCTACTCGACCGGCGTCAGAGCGTCCGAGGCCGCGGGGCTCAGGTGGATCGACTGCCGCGGCCGCTCCAAAACGAACGGCCAGATCTCGGTTCTCGGCAAGGGCCAGAAGCGCCGCACCATCCTGCTCACCGACGACGTCTGGCACGAGTTGCAGGCTCTGAAGCCGGCGGGCGCCGCCCCGGAAGATTTCATCTTCCTGTCGGAGTCCGGCTGGAAGAAGCCGCTGACCAGAATCCGCATTGCGAACATCGTCCGCGAGGCCGCCAAGCGGGCCGGGCTCGAGGAGCACGTCAGCCCGCACTGGATGCGGCACGCCCACGCGAGCCACGCGATGGAAAACGGCGCACCTCTCCCTCTCATCTCAGCCACACTGGGTCATACCAGCCTCGCCACCACCTCCCGCTACCTGCACATCTCCCCGGAGCAGAGCTCCTCCAGTTATGTCAGCGTGTCAGCCAAGCCACACCGTGTGGCTCGCCGGCGACACTGACGAACAAAACCCAGGTTTTGCTGCGCTTCTAAGCCTTCTCGAATCAGCAACTTGGCAAGAAAAAAGCGAACGGAGCGGCAATACAGGGCTCTTAAAAAACCAGCAGAGTTGTGAAACGCACGCTAACGAACAGTAATCGGAAGAAGTTCCTCGAGGTCTACGCCAAAATCGGCAACCTGACACTGGCGGCAAAGGCCGCGAAGATCAACCGCAACACTCATTACCTCTGGCTTCAGGATCCTGAGTACCGCCACGCCTTCGAGCAGGCCCACGAGGAAGCCGTAGACCTTCTGGTCGAGGAAGCCCGCAGAAGGGCTCACGAGGGCTGGGACGAGCCCATAGTCTACCAGGGCAGTTTCTGCTATCCCACGCCAAAGAAGGGCGGCAAGCCCAGCAACAAGCCCCTGAGCATTCGCAAGTTCGACTCCACGCTCCTGATGTTCCTCATCAAGGGCGCCAGACCGGAGATCTACAGAGACACCTGGAGGGGCGAGATCAAGCACTCAGGCGCCATCTCAGCCGGCCCCGACCTCTCCAACCTGACCGATGCCCAACTCGAGCAACTCAACCTCATGCTCCAGCTTGCCAATGGCTCCTCCAGCCCGGTTGAGGGCGTTGTTGTCGGCGGTACCGGCGGAACTGGAGAGGAGGAAGCGTAACCGGATCGCGACCTACTTCCCCGACACCGGCCCGCTCAGGCGAGCACTGTACCCGAAGCACCTCGAGTTTTTCGCGGCCGGCGGAAAGCACAAACCGCTGCCGAGTTGTCCGGACGGCTGCGACGGCTCGCCACACCGTGAGCGGTGCTTCATGGCCGGCAACAGGATCGGGAAGACTTCCGCAGGAGTTTACGAGACCGTGTTGCACCTGACCGGCAACTACCCGCACTGGTGGACAGGGAAGCGCTTCGATAAGCCAATCAAGGCATGGGCAGCATCGGACACGAACAAGACAGTGCGCGGCGTCTTGCAGGAGAAGCTGTACGGCACATTGAGCGAGCCGGGGACTGGCCTCATTCCGGGCGACAGTATCGTTCATCGCACGACGAAGCAGGGCATAGCGGAAGCCATCGACACAATCTACGTGAAGCACGTCAGCGGTGGCACATCATCAGTGGTGCTGAAGAGTTATCAGGAAGGCCGGGAGAGTTTTCAGGCTGATACGGTGTCCTGGATACTTTTCGACGAGGAACCAAGTCTGGAGATCTTTACTGAGGGACTCGTTCGTACTATGACCTGTGACGGGTCTGTTGCGCTGGTTTTTACGCCCCTTCAGGGGCTCAGTGAAGTTGTGTTAAGTTTCCTCCCGAACGGACTGCCAGGATCGACTTCATGAGATAATAGATTCAGCAGGGCAACCAGTGCTTGTAACACTGACTGCCCCTGACCGAAACCACAACTGAATAGGAGTTGCGGAGTGGCTGAATCCACCATACCTGATCAGAAGCAATGCACAAAATGTGGCGAGCTTAAGCACTGCGCTGAGTTCTATCGAATCGGCGGAGGCTACCTGGCCGGCAGGTGCAAGGCATGTACCCGCACACACGAGAGAGAGAGGCGTTTCTTACGGACGAACAGAAGCCAGGAGGCGCAGAGACGCGCGTCTGCCCAGACGGAGCTTGACTTCCATGACGTACCGCCCGTTGTAACGAAGACGTGCCGCCTGTGCCGGAAAGTCAAACCCAGAAGCGACTTCGAGCAATATACAGTCCGTACTCGATGGGGCAACGAAACGGTCAGATACACGTTCACGTGTCTTATCTGTGTCGCCAGCGGTCCTAAAAACAGGCGCATCCCAAAAACGGAGAAACGATGCATCTTCTGTAAAGAAGTGAAGCCGGTTGCAGAGTTTCATTCGTTCAATTACACGACGCGCACAGGCAGGAACAGCAGGCGGCTGAATTCCGGCTGCAAGAACTGCTGTGCGGTCTATGCGCGACAGAGGCGCACTGACAATAAAGAGCAGATTGCCGAGAAGAATCGCGAGTGGCACGAACGCAACAAACTGCAGATTGTCGAGAGAAATAAAGAGTACTACGCCGCTACCAAAGGGCGGATGCGCGACTATCGGTTCAAGCATCAGCTCAAGGCATTTGGCATGACGCCTGCGCATCATAGTCAAATGCTCGCAGAGCAAAACGGCGGCTGTGCCATCTGCGGCGGAAAGCCGGACGGGACCAGGCGAACTAAACTGTGTGTGGATCACTGCCATGACACCGGCACGGTTCGCTCTCTGTTGTGCCACAACTGCAATTGCGCACTCGGCTTACTGGGCGAGGATCCGATCCGCATTCAGACGATGCTCGATTACGTCCTGAAGCATTCACTCCGTTGCAGGGGTTGAGCTCAGTCGTCTTGTCATTCCTGCCTGACGGTCTGCCGGGCGGGTGATATCCGGCAGTGGCATGATATGAGCAGTGAACGACAAGTACATCCTCGGAGGGGACGACGGCAGGACGCCGACACCGGTTGACGACTTGCTCGAGTGGGCTCGATGGTTTGAGAGCAACGACCGGCGAGTAGCGGAAGACCATGTCGGGCCATACCGTGTGTCCACGGTCTTTCTGGGGCTCAACCACAACTTTGCCGGTCTGTTCGGCGGCGGGGATCCCACACCCATTGTCTTCGAGACGATGGTGTTTGCCGCGGCCGGGCGCCACGATGTTCATGACTGCGACACAGAACGGTGTTCGACGTGGGACGAAGCAGTAGCCCAGCATGAGCAAATAGTCACCCGGCTGAAGCAGGAGCTCTCGGGATGATGGATCCTGACTCAGTGAACCGGCTGAAGGAGAAGCTGCTTCCGCCCGGGACCACACTGGCTGAAGTCCCTCCGGACTGGCAGGGACTGACTCCACGGCAAGCGAGGGAACTGCAATGGCAGGAATGGCTGACCGAGGCCGCACAACTGAGACAAGGCCAACCCCTTCCGGAGTTACCGCTGGCGACAGCGAGGGATCGATATGGATGGAGGAGCTTACCGAACGGCTCGTCGTATCACCCGGAGAGGAAGTAACAGTCGAGGGATGGTACTCATCGGGCGCCCCGATGGTCGGGATCTTTGTCGAAGGCGAGATGCTGGTGGAGTGTACGGCAGACATTGCCCGCTTCTTTGCCTACCGGCTGGTAAGCCTGCCCGCGCCGCCTGCGCCGGGACGGGAGAAGACGGACACCCTCGCACACGAGATACTGGCCGTCTGTGATGCACTGAGTCAATGAGCAGGGACGAGATCATAAAACGTCTCGCGGATTATGCGAGAGAGGACGTAGGAAGTCAGCGGGCAAGGCTGGTAGCAGAATGGAGAAGGCAATACCCGGCCGCGGCAAACGAAGCGTCATCGGCGAGTAAACCGCTCGCCCTGATCATGAAGCGGGAGCCGGGGGAGCACGGGAGTTTACCCGATGAAGAGTACTGTAACGACACGTATTACGTGACACTTCGCAGGCATGACACCGATCCTGTATTCGGCACGCGAGCCGGCATGATCCAGTTGGGCATCGCATCACTGGACGGCATGGCACGGCACGACTGGCGCGACTTCCAGGCGATCAAGAATCAGCTTGCGGGTCCGGAAACGGAAGCGTTTGAGTTATACCCGGCAGAATCGAGGCTTCTCGATCCGTCAAACTATTACACGCTCTGGTGTTTTCCGGGTCTGCGCCGTCTGAAGATTGGTCAGGAGAAGCGCGAGGTACTGGATGCAGATCATGCGCTCGCTCCACAGCGTGCCTTGCCATCTGCGATCCGCTGACCCAATGACCGACACTGAGAACATCCTCGCCGCGGCCGAGAACAGCTACAGCAACGTCCAGAAGGCAGAGTGGACCGGAGAAGTCACCAACTACTTCTGCGTACTGCTGGACTGCGGACACCGGGTGCATTGCAGCAGAGACCATCTCCGCGGCCGGATGATGTGCATGACGTGCCTCACTCACAAGCTTGTGAAGAGAGACGAGCAACACGCGCACATCTCAACTCCGGAGACGCACTCGCCTGACTGGAGTCCACCTCCCGGCGTGCCAGACGAAGCAGACCGGGCAGAGGGTATGAGGAACATGACGCAGGAAGAGCGTCTGGCATCGATGACCGCACGCAACGCCGCGCACTGTGGTTGTAAGTGGGAGCCGGATCCGTCCTGCATAGCGGGTACTGTCTTCCGGCCGTGTACCTATCACCGGGAACAGGCACTGATGGCGCAGAACCGTCACAACTTCGATTGAGGCAATGAGCAAGTTCCTTGTGATGGCGGACTGGGACTCAGCCCCACACCTGTCAGAGCAAGCGAAGCAAGACCTCCTGCAGAGCATACCCGCCTACCAGCGGGACGCCAGAAGCAAGGGCATACCGGTCCTCGGCGCCGGCGCGATCTACCCGGTGCAGGAGTCGGACATCACGGTCAGCGACTTCGAGATACCGCGGCACTGGCCGAGGTGCTACGGTCTCGACGTCGGCTGGAACCGGACCGCGGCCGTCTGGCTCGCACTGAACAGGGACGCCGACGCTCTCTACGCATACGCCGAGCACTACCGGGGAGAGGCCGAGCCGGTCATCCACGCTGAAGCCATTAAGGCCCGGGGCGCATGGATCAAGGGAGCGATTGACCCGTCGGCCCGCGGCCGCGGACAGACCGACGGGCGCCGTCTCATCGAGATGTACCGAGACCTCGGGCTCGACCTCACCGACGCCGACAACTCCGTCGAGACGGGCATCTACGAGATGCTGACCCGGATGGCGTCGGGCACCTTCAAGGTATTCAAGTCCCTGCAGAACTGGCTGGGTGAGTTCAGGCTGTACCGTCGCGATGAACGGGGACGCATCGTAAAAGAACGGGACCATCTGCAGGACGCAACACGCTACGGACACTCAAAACTTCACACGATCCTGAGCACCCAGCCGAAGCCGCCGAAGCAGCAGACAGTGCTGGTATCACCGGGTCAGCGCTCCACCGGGTGGATGGGATGACTCCTCCTCCGGTCTGGAGACAAACGCCAGCCGCTTCCAGTCCGCTCCGCACTTGGGACAGTACAGAGTCTTCCAGTGAGCGACAACCACGCTGACCGGAGCCCGCTGAAGCATCTGCTGGTCCCACTCGTGACGGCACGCCTGACACACCATCGGGGAATGCGTGAAGGTCATCTCGGTCATACCCACGACTCCACGATCACGGGATCGTCTGAGGGATCTCTGGGCAGCATGACCAGCCCACGCGCCCGAAGCCGGGTACGGAGGAATTCCAGATCATTGCCCAGCAGAAACTCTTTCGTTGGCGCACCGTTCTCCCAGAGCCGCGCTACCCACCAGACTGGTAAATCAACCGGATGGTCATAGATCACCCACGTGATGAAGGTTCTCTCGCTCATTCAAGTTCCATCATGAAACAGCCGAAGGACAAGTACGAGCACATCACCAAAACAGCACACATCCAGTGGACGGTGATGCACGATAAGGAGAAGGACGAGTCGAAGGCTACGTTCTACGTGCTGGATCCGGCCTATAATGCTCACCCGTGGATGGCGTGTTCGGCGGTCACATCGCCGGCAGGGCGGGTGATCAGTATATTCAGTCACCAACTGGACCGGCCACAGACCGACGTACTGGCGAGAGCGCTGGGCATGGCTGCAAAGTGGGTGAATGGCCGGCCGCTCCCCGGCACACTGATAGCGCTGGAACCGGAGTGACACCAGAGCGACGATGCCTCAGAGAGCTAGCCGAGATACAGCAGCAGGATCCGGTCAAGCCGGCCTGGCTGACCACTCTCGGTCAGTGTGACTGGATATGGGAGCTCGAGTTACTGGGAGGGACGTATGCCTTTGAAGCAGGGGAAGAGCGAGAAGGTGGTGGGCCAGAACATCAGGGAACTGGTAAACTCCGGACGCCCGCCGAAGCAAGCGGTGGCGATAGCCATGCGAACGGCCGGCAAGCCTAAGCCGAAGAAGTAAACTCATCACGATATGTCGAGCGAAGAACGCAGAGTGTTCTGGCGAGCCCTGCTGATACGTGAGATCCATCGTCTCTGGCTCCGCGGCGAGAACGTACAGCCCGAGCTCCTCCGGTGGGCCGGCATAGAGTCATAGCGGGTCTGCTCCAGCCGAGACAGCATCATCGATCCACTCTCGTATCGCTTGCCGTGAGGTCAGTCCATCCACACGGCCGCGGAGCTCATCGATCTCCGGTCCGATGAAGCCCGGCGCCGCGATCCACTGACGCAGGTAGGCCCGCATGACAGCGATTTGCTCCAGCGTCAGCGGCTGACCGTGCAGGTAAGCCTCTATAACGGGTCTGAGCACTCCCGATGTCTCATACATCCAGTAGCCGGGGGCGTCCACATGTTCGGCCATGAGGTCTAAAATACCGCGAGCGCTCGATCTGTTCTGCGGAGCGGGGGGCGCAACTCGCGGGCTGCAACTCGCGGGATTCCACGTCACGGGGATAGACAACAAACCGCAACCCAGATATTGCGGAGATGCGTTCATTCAGGCTGATGCGCTGAACCCGCCAGTGGATTTGCGGGAGTTCGATTTCGTGTGGGCGAGCCCGCCGTGCCAGCGATACACGATGGCCCAGAACGCCGCCAAGAACCGCGACGCGCATCCCGATCTGGTGGAACCGGTGAGAAACATGCTCATGGCGAGCGGCGTGCCGTGGGTGATGGAAAACGTTATAGGAGCGCCACTTATCAACCCTGTCGTCTTGTGCGGTCTGGCGTTTGGGCTCAAGGTGAAACGTCACAGGTTGATCGAGCCTTCGCACCTGCTCCTAGTCCCGCCGTGCCCATCCCACGATCAGGACTACTACGTGATCTTCGGTCACGAGGTGAGGAATCGGCGCACAGGTGCCGCTGCGGGTCGAAAGAACAAGATCGCGGAAGGACGCAGAGCGATGGGCATCGACTGGATGACTCGCGGCGAGCTGAGCGAGTCAATCCCGCCGGCCTATTCGCACTTTATCGCGAAGCAGTTCCTCGAGATGGAAGGCATAACGTCCCATGTATCTGAGACCACCGGAAGAGATCGCCCGGGCACGCAACCTGCTGCTACAGGTCATGCGTGGAGAGATCCCGCGGCGTGTCATGCCGTGGACTACCGCGGCTGACGAAGTGACTCTCAGGACCGCGGCGAGCGTATTTGCGTGGCTCCTGGGAGATGAAGAGGGCGAGGACTTCGCGGCACTGCTCGAGTTACTCGAGAGAGCCCGCATCAGAGGGCTGACCATCACGTAGAGTTGAACGACAACCAGGTGGGCGGGGATTGAGTCATCATAGGGGGAAGCGGCGGCAAAGTGAGCAAGCCTGTTGTCCGAGTGCAGCGAACGCCAAACCCGCAATGCGGGTGGCCGAATTACGAGCCTTACTACGAGATCACTCTCAGGTGGCGAAACGACAGCGGCAGTTTCTATTGCGTTCGTTATGCTGACAACGGCTCGCACCAGACGAGCATAACGGCGCAGGAGCTGATGCTGGCAGGGATAAGGCGAGCGGCGTCATGAACCGGAACACCCACAGCGCTGAGTGTCTGCACCGGATGCATCACGTAGCGTGAACGACAAATGCGAGCACTCGATCTGTTCTGCGGGGTCGGCGGTGCTACCCCTTCATTGCAGGACAGTTCGCCGGAACCCGGATGACCAGCAGGATGCCGCAACAGTGGGAACACACAACGTCACCGACAAGGTAGCCCTGATTCAGTGAGTCTTCCGGCAGGGGCGGGTGAGGCTCTTCCTGTTCAGCCTTCCTGTAGACCCGGCAATCTTCGCAGTAATACAAGCCTGAGAAGTTGAGGCGTGCGACGGTGCAGCCGCATTCTTTGCACCGCAGGTCAAAGCCGTCGCTGTTGAGTTCCCGGAACGCATTGCAGTAGTCGCACCAGATCTCGTGCATACGAGACACGATACACCGAAATGCCTGAAGATTACGCCTACGCTGACGAGTCACTCGACGCCGGCGCCGAAGAACCACGCGACGACGAGGCCTTCCTGACGCTCGCACGCGAGAGGTTCAGGCGTGTCTCGGAGTCCGAGGCCGAGCTCCGCAAGGTCATGCTCAATGACCTCGAGTTCTTCGACGGTCAGCAGTGGCCGGAAGACATAGTCGAACTGCGCCGGCAGGACAACCGTCCTTGTTTGACCGTCAACAGGCTCCCGCAGTTCGTACATGCGGTAAGCAACGAGCTCCGACTGAACAAGCCGGCGCCGCGGGTCAGCCCGGTGGATGACACCGGCGACGTCGACACCGCAGAGGCATATCAGGGGATCCTGAGATACATCGAGCGTCAGTCGCAGGCGCCCGCGGTCCGCAGCTACGCCGGCTTCTACGCAATTGTCCAGGGCAGGGGCTACTACCGGATCGTCACCGAGTACTCAGACCCGCGCTCGTTCGACCAGGACATCTTCATCAGGAGAATCAAGAACCCGCAAACGGTCTACATGGATCCGGAATGCAACGAAGCGGACTGTTGCGATGCGACGTTCTGCTTCATCGTCGAGGACATGTCCGAGGACAAGTTCCGCTCCGAGTACCCGGACGCGAAGGTATCCAGCCTCGAGGAGCTCCGCTCGACCGGCGACGGCTCCCCACTCTGGGGGGACGGCTCCACCATCCGGGTGGCCGAGTACTTCACCGTCGAAACCATCCGCGAGGCGATAGCTCTGCTCCCGGGCGGACAGGTTCTGCCGCTCGCAGAGGTTCCCCCGGGCATGCCTGTTCTCGCGCAGCGCACCAGCGAGCGCAAAGAGGTCACATGGAATCTGATCACCGGCGCCGAGGTACTGCGGAAGAAACCGTGGGCGGGCTACTACATCCCTGTCATACGAGTGGTCGGGGAAGAGTACGACGTCGACGGCAAGCTGAGGCTGGTCGGGATGGTCCGCAACGCCAAAGACCCGCAGCGCATGCTGAACTACTGGGAGTCAGCCAAGACCGAGACCATCGCACTTGCGCCGAGAGTGCCGCACATCGCCGCGGAAGGACAACTCGAGGGTCACGAGGATAGCTGGGCCGCGTCGAACCGCCGCAACTTCGCCTACCTCTACTACAAGCCCAAGTCAGTGGACGGCACGCTGGTTCCTCCTCCGCAGAGGCAGGTATTCGAGCCCCCGATACAAGCCATCACGATGGCAGAGATGGGAGCGGTCGAGAACCTGAAGGCCACGACGGGCGTGTACGACGCAAGCCTCGGACAGCGCACCAACGAGACGACAGGCATAGCGATCCAGAGGCGCATCGCACAGGGAGAGACCTCCAACTACCACTTCGTGGACAACATGAGCATCTCCTGCCACTACGAGGGCAAGGTGCTGCTGGACATCATCCCGAAGATCTATGACCGGCCCGGCAGAGTAATACGGATCATCGGAGAGGACGGCTCGGAGCGCAACGTAACGCTGAACCAGCGCTACATCGACAAAGGCGGAATGCAGCGCTTCTACGATCTGCAGTCCGGCAAGTATGACCTCGCGATTGACGTCGGGCCGTCCCAGCAGACCCGCCGCAAGGAGTCCGTAGAATCGATGTCTGCCTTCGCGCAGGCCGCTCCCCAGCTTGTCCCGTTGTACGCGGATCTGTATGTCCAGGCAATGGACTGGCCGGGAGCAAAGCAGATCGCGGAGCGGGTGAAACCCCCGAACGTCCCCGACGACGACGCGCCGCCGATCCCCCCGCAGGCCATGCAGCAGATCCAGCAGTTGACGGAGCAGAATCAGATGCTGCAGCAGCAAGTGCAGCAGGCCGCTCAGATCATCCAGTCCAAGCAGGTAGAGCAACAGGGACGCATGGCAGTCTCGGCTCAGGACAACGCAACCCGGATGCAGATCGCGCAGTTACAGGCTCAGGTGGACCTGATCCTGAAGAGACAGGACCTGGGCGTCAAGACCGAAGACATCGACAGCAAAGAGACGATGCACGCGGCCGGGCTCGACTCAGCCGAGGCAATGAAGCAGGCCGACCTCGAGAGCAAAGAGAACATAGCTCTGTTCAACGCACGGGTCAGGCGACCGACTAACGGCGGTAACGGACAATAATGACTGCTGTGACTGAATCCACGGTGGACAACCGCGCCGAATTCCGATTCGACAAAGAGCGGCAGACGTGGATCTGCCCGAAGCACGGCGACGTTGGGGATAACACGGCATGGGTTCAGTGCTGGAACGGTTGCGACGATGGCTGGTCTGATGACTACGAAGAAGATCCCGTCAACTGCGATCCCGGCGAGATTTCCATGTGCCCGGAGTGCCGCGGCAACGGCGGCTGGACCGTTTGCGGTGAATGCAACATCGACAACCCGGATGCGGAATTCTGAACACGTATGACGGTCTGCAAAGTGTGCAACGACACAGACCACACCCACTGTCCTCACCTATTGGTACAGCGTATAGAGGGCTCACGGTGGTGTCGGTGCCTGCACTGTCTGCGCGGAGTGCTGGTGCGTTAGCGGTGCAAATACAGATGTTTTCTGACCGCTGAAACGGCGGGCCGGAAGTTCTGCGTTCTCAGCGGCCGCGGGAGTCGTCGTCCGGCAGGGTTTTTGAAACAGCCATCATGAGTCCCCGCCCGCCGGCTATAGCGATACTGGCAATGCTCATACTCTGGCTCGCGCTATGTGGTCAGGAGTTCGGCAAGTGCAGGGAAGGAACCATGACGATAAGACTGATTCTGATGGTGTGTGCGGTAGTGCTGCTGATCCTCTCAGCGGCACAAGTCCAGTCGCCCCGGGTGAACCTGCAGTCACTGGGTCTGGCTCTGTGGGCCATGTCTCTGTTGGTGACGGTCTAAAGGGAGAGCAATGAGCACAAAACTGGAACTGATCCGGCATGAAGGCGCCTTCAGCGGAAGCGTGCGGGACGTCGTCAACGACAACTTCGCTGCAGTCGCCATCCCGTTCGGCACACCGTCCCCGACCACCGAGTGCAAACAAGGCCGGATGATGATCGACGGGAGCCACATCTACGTGTGCGTGGAGGACGGGAGGTGGGCCCGTGCCGCTCTCGCAGAGTGGACGCCCGAGCCACTGCCTGACGTCCCGCCGGTCACTCTGTACCCGACCGACCGGACCACACCGGCCGCGGGCGGCTCCGCTTCCTTCTCCGTCACGGTCACCGGCCCGGGAGAATCCGGCGCATGGGCAGTGGATCCGGAGTCCTCTGCTGCGTGGCTGCACCTTGTCTCCCCGCCGGCTCATGAGCCGCAGGCTTCAACGAGCGGACAGGTGGTCTACAGCGTCGACGCCAACGATACCGGCGCAGAGAGAGTAGCGCACATGTACATCAACGGGAAGACCTTCACGGTCACGCAATCCGCGACAGCCACGCGCAGGAAGTGAGACGCTGTTTCACAAACGCCCCCGGAAACGGACCGGATCCGGCGTTGCAAACAAACGCTGAAACGGGGGCAGATTTACTGTTGCAGAATAGATCGTCTGTGAAACGGTCATATCCATGACTCCACGATCTGGGGCTCATCGCCTTCTGAACGGGGAATGCACACAAGCCCGCGTGATTCCATCTCGTCACGCAGTGCTTCGAGGTCATAAGAGAGAAGTGCGTCTTCTGTGGGCGTCTCGCCCTCCCAGCGTCTGGCGACATAGCCTTGCGGCAGGTCCGAGGGGTGATCGTAAATAACCCACAATTCGATGCTCATGAGTGAGAGAGGGTTGGCGGGCGTAACGTCCCCGCCATGTCGGTTACCAGCCGAACGCTTCCGCAGGCGCGGAAATGGCACACAACGGAAGACCGTTATTTATGATGTTCCAGTACGTGGATCTTCAGCAGGGTTTCCATGCGGTCGCCCAATGCTTTGATGTCGCCTCGCAGGGTGTCTCTGAGGTCGTCCATGCGGGCATCGAGGTGTTTGTTGGTGTCGTCGAGGCGTTTCGAGAGATCCGCCACGCGGCCGTTCGAGTAGATAACGGCCCCGGTGGAAATGGCAATCGAGATTGCCAGTGTCATGATTTGTGCGTCGGTCAAGTAAGCTTTCCTGCGGCGGATTGCTTCGGTTGGCGTCTGCGGCGGTTTCTTATCTGTTCTGGCTGGGTAGCCCAGCGGCAGTTTGCAGGTTCATAGTTTCCGTCATTGTCTTTGCGGTCTATCGAATGCTTCGGCGAAGGCCTCGGCCCCATATCGGCAAGGAATGTGGTGAACGAGTTCCATCGAGGGCACACCGTAATACCGCGGCCCCCATAGCCGGCGTAGTTCTTGTGGGTGGGAGTGAAGCACCGCCGGCGCATATCGGACCATACGGAGTATTCCGGAATGATACGCGAAAGCCTCTGCCCCCGGGCTTGCGATGCATCGAGACCGATCATCGCGAATATGGCATATCTCATGCCGTTCCGCCCCGGATGGTTTGTTCTCCGCAGAGCGATACATGCTCGACAGCGCCGCTTTCCATGAACCCGCTGGGTATTTTCCGGCGTGAACTCATGCCCACGGATGCAGTGGCTCTTCGCTGCATTGATCGCCGTGGGTCCGAATGTGTGGAAAGTCCGCATCTCTCGGCCTGCCGGATGGTGTCCGGCTTTGCTTCCTCATAATACAATGCCTCAACCCATACGTCGCAACCTGACTCCTGCAGAGTGGCAAGCCCTGCAGTCTCAGGGCTCTCAGGGGATGAGACCCGCAGTGGGACCGATGTCTCTGGCCGACATCGTCATGGAGCCCGCGGGCCAGCTTGCGGAGGAGCTCCTCGGCGGCACCACGCTGGGAGCCATGATGCTCGGCGCGGTCATCGGCCCCAAGGCCGCGGCGAAGCTGAGAAAGCCCGGCACGGTCACCGCGAAGCAGATCCTGAAGGAAGCAGCCAACAAGAAGTCCGGCTTCCCGAGCTACGGGGACTGGCGCAAGGCAAACCCGCAGGGCGGACAG